CATTGGAGGCATTGTTTGGGAATACGTTAAAACATCAACAACAGATAAATCTCTAGACACCAAAAACTTCGCATTACCCTTATTTCCAAACATAAAACATCTACCAGTAGAAAACGAAATAGTATTACTGATAATCAGCTCAGATTCAGGTATACTTAATGACCCTACCTCATACCAATATTACTACCTACCACCAACCAACGTATGGGCTTCAAGTCACCATAACGCTACCCCGGATCAAATATACGCAAATCCAGGAGTAAACGTATTACCGGGAGATCAAAAACAAGATTACGAATTAGTCGGTGGAACTTTAGTAAGAAGGGTTAATGATAAAGGTACAGAGATATTCAAACCTGGAGATCCTTTTATAGAGAATAAATACATACGTACACTAGCTCCTTACCCAGGAGATGTAATTATAGAGGGTAGATATGGTAATAGTTTAAGGTTTAGTAGTACATCACAGTTTGGTTTTAAAAATAACTGGTCAAACTATCAAGCTTTTAATTCCCCTATTAACAATCCTTAGGAACGGACAGAAGATAGATTTTAGACAGGAACCTTGGGAGAATATATCCGAAGATATAAATACAGACTTCTCCTCCATCTACCTAACTTCAAACCAGCAAATTCCACTAACTCCTAGTTCGTTTAAAACAACTAGTTATAGACCAGAACAATACATTCCTTCAAATATAGGGAGCTTTGTTAATCCTCAAGTAATACTAGCCTCTGGTAGGTTGGTATTTAATGCGGCATCTGATTCTATCATACTGAGTAGTGCTAAGAGTATATTACTCAGCTCTAACGAATCTACAAACATAGACTCTCCCTCAATGACAATCCGAAGCCAGAATATAAGCTTAGGTTCAGGAGATGCTAAAGAAAGAGCAGTTAAAGGTGATACATTCGTCAAAGAATTTAATTCATTTTTGATTGCATTAAAGCAAGTTCAAGTAGCTCTAAGTTCTGCTGCAAATGCTGGAGGACCTGTACAATCTTTAATAGATGTTAGTGCTACTTTCGGTTCCGCTATCAACAACCTTCAAAAAGCTCTTGGTAGTAAACAATCACCAAATGGAGTTATAACTAACTCTAAAGTATTATCTGATACGGTAAAAATACAGTAATGGCAGAAATTAAAGGACAAGAATTTTTACCCTACGTAATACTACAGGGAACAGTACGGGATGATTTTGGAGATTACACCCCAGGTGTAAAATTAGTGTATACTTCAAATACATTAAACCCAGATGGAAGCACCGCTACTCAACCTGTAACTGATTTTGGGAGTAACGTAAACGATACCTTTACAGAGACATCCTCTGACCCTACTACTGCTCCTGTTCAGTATACTACCTCCGGTATTACTGATGCTTCCGGGTCATTCTACCTGTATATCCCAGCTAACTCTTTCGTAGCTGATACGGTAGTTTTATATTTTAAACCGGCAGAAGAAACTACATTAGGTGATAAGCAGATAAATAAAATTAGCACTGAAAACAGTAGTGAAATCGGACCCATAGAGGAAGTAATACCTGTAGATGAATTAAGGCAGTATATGCCTGAAGCGAATGAAGAAATTAAAGCCTCGGAGTATACAGTCTATGATCTTGGGGATATTAAGTTATCTGGTTTTACATACCTCTTCGAGGAGTTACAGAGATCTATACGAGATAAGATTAATACAGCAGAAACTAAAATTATAGATCTCGCTAATAAATTCAAACTACCAACTGAAGAGCAATTAATTAAGTTATTTCAAGAGAGAAAAGAACAGTTAAAAGAAAATTTAGTACCTATACTATTAACCCTGTTTAATGCTTTTGGCCCTAGTATAGTACAAGCTCTTCAATCTGGAGCTAGCAAAGCTATATTAAGCAAGTTAAAATCCTGTCCGACAGAAGCAGAATTAAAAGCACTTATAGCAAGACGGAACAGATTAGTAAAGCAGTTAAATATAGCTTACAGTATTGTAAAAGTCTTGCAAATCCTAGGGGTTTCCACAACTGTCATTATACAGGCGTTGAAAATTGGATTAGCAAGTTATGTAGCTGCACCACCACCGTATATTTCCGCTGTAGATTCAGTTAAAACTAAATTAGAGAAAAGGTTAGAACTGTACGGTATTATCGCTACTGGATTAACTACTATATCTTCTATTATAGGATATATACTAGGTTTAATTATAGATTACCTGAATAAGCTAGATTTCTTGATTAAAGAATGCTCTCAAGAACAAGACATACCTTTTGAAGCTTTGAATCAAGAGCTAAACAATTTAGCTGATCCTGTCTTAATAAAACAGATGCAAAACAACGAAGTAGTTTATAGAGGGTTTACTTTAAAAGTTGAACTGACTCCAATTACCGCAGGTACATACCAAAGCAGAGTAGGTATAGCTTATAACTCAGTCGGAACCCCAGTGTTAAAAACACCAACCTCTTTTACAAGCAACCCAGAACTACTTCTTCAACAACTACAACTTATAATAGATACTCAAAATCTAAAAGCCAATTAAGAAATATTTATAAAAGATGGATACCAAATTATTTAAAAAACTTATCAAAGATGCCGTAAAGGAAGCTATCCAGGAAGAAATGAAAGACATCCTGCTGGAAGCAGTACGTGCTCCTAAGACTGTTATTCAAGAAAGTTACGCTCAACCAGTTCAAAGCTTAACAAGTACACCAGTAACACCCTCAATCAACGCTAGAGATAAATATAAAGAGCTACTAGGTGGAATGATGGAGTCAAGAAACGGAAACATTTCAATGGGATCAAGTGATGCTTTAGGCTTCGGTGCACAGCCCGGATATAGACCACCTGCAACCGTTAATACAGCCGGTGAAGGATCATCACTACCTCCTGGAGAGGTTAACCTAGACCAGATTATGGGTCTTATCAATAAGAAATAATGGCATTTAGAGTAGCTAATAAGTTCCCGATTGATACTAAACCAAGAGTTGCAGTAGGGGTAAGTATACCGTTTTCATCACCCTCTGTATTTACCTCCACCTACACAACTAAGGAACAGTTAAAATCAAACTTAAAAAACTACTTTATGACTAGTCCTGGAGAAAGGTATATGAACCCTCTTTTTGGTGGTGGATTAAGAGATATAGTATTTGAAAATTTAGAGCAAAGAACCTTTGATATTGTCAGACAAAGAGTTCAAGCGGATTTAAAAACGTATTTTCCTAATGTGGAGATTAATAGGCTGGATGTCTTTGGAACTCCTGATGAGAATATTCTAATGGTATCCATGACATACAATGTAGTTAATTTTGGTATAACCGATAATTTAGAAATAATTATAAACTAATGGCAGTTCAAAGAAATATAAAATACGTAAATAGGGATTTTAATAGCTTGAGAGAGCAGTTAATACAGTATACTAAAACCTACTTTCCAACCTCCTATAATGACTTTACCCCATCATCACCAGGGATGTTGTTTATGGAGATGGCTGCTTATGTAGGGGATATAATGTCCTTTTATCTAGATAACCAAATTCAAGAGACGTTTATGCAGTATGCTAAACAGACACAAAACCTCTATGAATTAGCCTATCTACTCGGATACAAACCCAAAGTTACCGGTGCTGCTACCACTACATTAGATTTCTATCAACAATTACCAGCGATCGGAAATAATCCAGATTTTACCTACGCACTTACTGTACAACCCAACACCGTAGTTAAATCAAATTCAAATCCTACAATTACTTTTATTACAGGTGACACTCTTGACTTTTCTTTTTCAAGCAGTGCATCTCCAACAGAAATTAGTATTTACGAAATTAACGGATCAGCCGTAGAGAGTTTCCTATTGAAGAAATCTATAAACGCTATCTCTGCAACTGTCAAAACTCAAACATTCCAATTCGGAAACCCTGTTCCGTTTTCAACAGTAGAGCTAGTAGATGCAAATATCATAGGTATACAAAGCATTGTTGATAGTGATGGTAATAATTGGTATGAAGTATCACACCTAGGTCAAGATTCAATCTTTGATTCAATTAAAAACACTAACGCAAATAACCCTACCTATTCAACAGATAGTAACGTACCCTTCTTACTACAGACTAAACAAGTAGCAAATAGGTTCGCAACCCGGTTCTTAAACGATACAACATTACAGTTACAGTTTGGTGCTGGAACAGCAAATAACTCCGATGAGGAATTAGTTCCAAACCCTAATAATGTAGGTCTAGGAT